AAGCGGAAAGAAAGTTTAACGACCTTTCTGCTTTGAAGATTAATACTGCAACTGGTAGATACACGGTTGATGGCAAGTCTCTTACTACAACTGAGTACAGAAAAGTTTTAGCAGACGCCAAGAAAGAACGTGACGACGCTAAAAAACTATTTGACCAGGAACAATCAAAGAGAACTACTGAAAGTAAGCGTGTTACTGGTGAAAGAAAAAAGCAGCAGAAACAACTTGATGACTTAAAGAAAGAACGTCAACGTCTTTCGAATGAAATTACAAATTATTCTGAGGATATTCGAAGGGGTGTTACTGCCGACATTTCTGGTAGGGATATTCCTTTAGATACAAAGCAACGGTTAATTGACGAGCGAGCATTGCGTATCCGAGAAATTGATATTGCTCTCGGCACATTGGAACCTGACGCTCCGAGAAGTCCTGTTTCTGCTGATGCTGCAGCACGACGTGCCACTGGTGTATCTGTTCCAGCAGGAACTACTACACAGCGTCAACAAACACAACCACGCAATGTTTCAAATGTTACACGAGGTAAAGGTGGAAAACCAGAAACCGTAACGATTGATGGTAAGAAAGTTGTTGTTGGTGGGGACCAGTGGAAGACCATCATCCAAGAAGAATTCGGTGGTCTATGGGATGTGTACAACAGCAACGATGACGTTAGAAAAGTTATTGACAAGGCAGTTAAAGAGGGATACTTTGACGACGAAACAAAAGTCACTGCAGCCCTACAGAGCACAAACTGGTATCGCACGACAGAACAATCTGCACGTCAATACGCAATTCGTTTATCTACTGACCCAGCAACAATAGAAGACGAAATCACAACAGAGGTAGAGAACCTTCGTGCTGGTTCTTTGGCAACTGGATTAACTCTTGACGACGGAACACTGCGTCGTATTGCAACAAACAAAATCAAGTTCGGTTGGTCCCCTCAGCAAACAACTAACGCTATTGGTTCTGAGGCTGTGGCATTGGCACAAACTGGTGGCGCACAAGGTATGACTGATTTGCGTCAAGGTTCTGTTGGTAGGAAACTTCGTGAGACTGCCAGACTTTATGCTCAGAAACCAGTTGATTCAGATATTGATACTTGGGTTGCTGACATTATGACTGGTAAAAAAACAGAAACGCAGTGGGAAGACTTTATGCGTAACTCTGCTAAGACTCAGTTCCGTTCTCTTGTGCCAGCGTTGGATAGGGGTGACACGGTTGAGGATGCGACCTATGCGTATAAGCAGCAAGCGTTGCAGACTCTTGGTGGGACTATTGACCCTTCCCAGATTGACTGGACTCAGGACAAATGGAATAAGGCTTTGAACTTTAAGGACCCTAAGACGAATGAGAATCGTCAGATGGATTTGTGGGAGTGGAACAAGTATCTTCGTACGCTTCCTGAGTGGCAGGAAACGGATGATGCAAAACAAACTTACCGTAATGTAGCCTATTCGTTGGCTCAAGGATTTGGAAGGATGGCGTAATGGCTGCAAGAGATGAGGCGTTGGCAATCCTGCGTGAATATGGTTTGGAATCTTTGATTACTCAAATTGACCAGGCTATTATTGATGAGCCTTCAGACTTCACAGGTCCTTATGCTCGTGAGGCTGTGTGGCGTTCGGTGCGTGGTACGGAACAATACAAGAAGCGTTTCAGAGGTCTTGAGTTGCGTAACAAGAACAACTATAAGCCGATTAATGAAGACGAGTATCTTCAGATTGAAAAAGAGTTTGACCAGGTTTTACGAAGCAACGGTATGCCTAAAGGGTTTTACGATACACAGGATGACTTCGCTAACTTCATCGGCAATGACGTACGAGCAGACGAACTCAACACCCGCATCAGCCAAGGGTACAGGGCTGTCATGGAGACAGAACCAGGAACCAAAGAAGAACTCAAACGCCTCTATGCGTTAAACGATTCAGATATTGCAGCGTTCCTTATAGACCCAACCCGCTTCCAACAAACCGAAGCCGTCCGAAAAGCAGAAGCAGCAAGACGAGCAAACGCAGCACGAGAAGCAGGATTCCAAATCGGAGCAACCCAAGCAGAAGAACTTGTCAACCGAGGAATCACACAACAAACAGCACAACGAGGATTCCAAGAAATTGGTGCAACCCAAGAACTATTCCAACCAATGCAAGCAGGCGAACAACAAATCACTGTTGAAGAACAAATCGCAGGCACATTCCAAACCAACGCTGCAGCAGCACAACGCATCGCAACACGCCGACGCCGACGCCAAGCAGAATTCGAAGCAGGTGGAGGCTTAGCCGAAACACAGCAAGGAATCACAGGACTCCGCACAGTCGGAGAATAATGTGCTATAGTACAAAAGTCTAGACCGATGGTCGAAACCTGCGGGACATCCCCCGATAACGCAGAGTAACTAGGGGTGCAAAAATCAATATAAGTAGCCATCACAATCCTCCGTTGTGATGTGGACTCTAAGGAGAGTGCCATATGTCAGAGTACGATTACGAAGACGAACAGTCTGAAACCGAAACCCGCAACCCAGTTCGGGCAAGGATGAAGGAACTGGAACAACGACTTGCCGAAGCCGAAAAGCGGGCGCAAGCAGCCGAAGGTGCAGCCCGTGAAGCAGCATTTATCAAGGCAGGGTTAGACCCCTCCAAGAAGATGCACCAATACTTCATGAAAGCATACGATGGCGAGTTGAACCCAGAAACCATCAGACAGATTGCTATGGAAGCAGAAGTGATTAGCACCCCACAATCAGACGCCAGCGAAGCCGAAGCCTGGAAGCGCACCACAAAGGTCGCAGACGGAAGCGGAACAGCACAACCTCCGATTGACTGGAACAAGCGAATCAACGAAGCAACATCGCAAGCAGAAGTCGAAGCAATCCTGGCAGAAGCACGAGAATACCTCTAAAACTTCTATCCCAAAGGATTAAATAAAATGGCTGGAGAAACCACCACCTCCTCGCTGGCTGTAGACCAGACAGCGTTTGACCGCATTGCATATTTCGCTTTGCGTTCAGAACTGTTGTTTGACCAAGCAGCAGACGTAATGCCCACCGCACAATCAATGCCAGGTTCGGCTGTCACATTCACCATCTTTAGCGACCTTGCACCAGCAACGTCAACATTGAACGAAGTGACCGACGTTACCCCTGTAGCCTTGAGCGACAGCCAAGTGACAGTGACACTTGCTGAATACGGTAACGCAGTTGTTACCACCGCAAAACTTCGTGGAACTTCATTCCTTGATGTAGACTCCTCAGCAGCCAACATTGTTGGTTACAACGCTGGAGACTCCATTGACCGTGTTGTTCGTGATGTTCTTGCTGGCGGTTCAAACGTATCGTACGCAACAGGTGGCGCAACTGTCCCATCAAGCCGTACGACTGTACAGGCAGACGACGTGCTCACAGCATCTGACGTCCGTAAGGAAGTTGCTCGCCTTCGTGCAGCAAACGTCGCAACATTCAACGGAACCTACCTCTCGTTCATTCACCCTGACGTGTCGTACGACTTCCGTGCCGAGACAGACGCTGCTGGTTGGCGTACCCCTGCAAACAATGTGAACCCACAAGGTATCTACAACGGTGAAATCGGACAGTTTGAATCTGTTCGCTTCATTGAGACACCTCGTGGTCCTGTGTTTGCAAACGCATCGGACGGTTCTGGTTCTGCTGGAACAATTGACGTGTACGGTACGCTCATCATGGGTCGTCAGGCTCTTGCCAAGGCACACTCCATCACCGATGGTAACGGCGCAACACCTAAGATTGTTCGTGGCAATGTCACCGACCTTCTCATGCGCTTGCAACCACTTGGTTGGTACTGGCTTGGTGGATACGGACGCTTCCGTGAGGCAAGCCTTCGTCGTATTGAGTCTGCTTCCAGCATCGGAGCAAACGCCTAAGCATAAACTGCTGACAGAAAGCCCCTCATCAGAAATGGTGGGGGGCTTCTGTTATTATTAGGGTATGGCTATATTCCGTCCACCAACAGATGACTTCGTGTACTGGACAGACATATACGACTTCAGTCCAGAGTCTCGCCTGTTCTCACGGTTAAGGAATAGCCCTCGTGGACGTAACGTCTACAAACTGGTTGATGGTGGATACACCGAGAATCAGCCAGCAACTTTTGAAATGATAGAGAAAATATATCTTGGCGGTCATGAGAATGTTTTGACTGCTGAGGAAGAAGCAGATTTGATTGCTGCAGGATATGGTGATTTCATTGAAGCATAGTGAAGTGCATCCTGGTTTGGATGTTGAAGGTTGTTTTGGTTGCAAGGTTGCAGGGGTTCGTATGGGTATGAATACCACTACAACTCGTGGTCAGCGTGTGGCTGAGATTAACGGTACGGAGCGTGGCTGGCAGAAAGATATGCCAGCGTATAAGCGTCTTCGTCAGAATGGTTTGCAACCCCACAAGATTGATGGTTGTGCTGAGATTGAGAAGAAAGCGAAGCACGAGTGGCAGGTCGAAACAGGAATTGTCTAGCACTTAAAGGGGCTGGGGTTTCTCATTATGGTTACGGCAGGATGTATCAATCCTTTCGTGAAGCGTTGGATTCTAAGGTTGAGATTTTAGATACTGCTTCTGTAGTGGTGGATATGTTGCAGCCTCATATGGTGAAGGGCTGGTATGAGGGGCAGTATCGTGTGCTGTTCACAATGTGGGAAACCGATGAACTGCCTCGTTCTATGTGGGAGTTGTTTCCACAGTACGACCAGATACTTGTACCATGCAAGCATAATCTTGAACTGTTCTCTAAGTACCATGACAATGTTTCGTTTGTTCCGTTAGGTGTGGATGTAGACTTTTGGTTTAGACGCCCTAAGAAGCCTGGTAAGAAACCTTTTAGGTTTGTGGCTGGTGGTTCTAACTGGAGGCGTAAGGGGTTGGACGTAGTAGTTGAAGCGTTTAACCATATTGAGGGTGATGTAGAACTACACCTCAAATGCAAAAACGACATCGTTGGTGGCATACCCACAATCACAAACCCTAAAATTTTTATACACAACAAAGTTATGACACCCGAACAAGAACGAGAGTTCTACTGGGGAATGAACTGCTTCGTAGCGGTATCACGAGGAGAAGGATGGGGACTCATGCCACAACAAGCCATCCACTCAGGCATACCCACCATCATCTCAGACACCTCAGGACACAAAGAGTTCCTAGAATACGCCACCGCCGTCATCCCCACCACCCCACAACCATCAGAAGAATCCATCCTGTACAACATCGGCAACTGGGACGAACCAGACCTAGACACCCTCATCCTAGAAATGCAAAAGATAGTAGACCAATGGTCTAAAACTCCTATACCTGAACCCACCCCATACACATGGGACAACGCAGCCAACGAACTACTGAAAGCCATCCCTAAAGGCAAACCCCTGTCAAACTCTAAATGGGTATTAGCCGACGAAGCCACTGTCGCTGTTCAAGCCCTACGGAAAATAGATTCCTATATCGGACCGCACCACATCATCATGGCTAAAGGTGAGGTTAGAGAAATACCTGTGAACGCTAAGAAT